TAAACTACAAAAAGTAAGTAATATTATTCACCAGAAAACACTACGTGGTGGTGCTAACTGGATGGTAGTTTCTCCAAAAGTTTCTACAATTATGGAATCAATTCCAGGATTTGCTGCTGATTCACCAGGAGACAAAGATAAGTATGCTATGGGTGTACAAAAAGTAGGTGCTATTAATAGCAGATACGAAGTGTACAAAAATCCATACATGACTGAAAATGTTATCTTGATGGGTTATAAAGGTAGCCAATTCCTTGAAACAGGTGCAGTATTTGCTCCTTACATTCCTTTAATTATGACACCTCTAGTGTATGATCCTGCATCATTCACACCAAGAAAAGGTATCATGACTAGGTATGCTAAGAAAATGGTACGACCAGATTTCTATGGTAAGGTAATGATTAGTGATTTAGATCAACTATAATAGTTAATTTAAATTTACCTTTAAGAAGAGCCGCAATAGCGGCTCTTTTTTTATATGTATTATCAAACGTTACATTATATGTCTAAACAAAATATTGATAGAAAACCACCAAAAGGTTCCGTAAAATTTTCTATTACTTTATCACCAGAACAGAAAAAAGCAAAGACAGAAATATTAAAACATCCTTTTAATTTTATTGTAGGAAAAGCAGGAAGTGGTAAAACATTATTAGCTGTTCAAGTAGCTTTAGATCAATTTTTTAAAAGAGAATTCAATAAAATAATAATAACCAGACCTACAGTATCTACTGAAGATAATGGATTTCTTCCTGGCTCAGAAAGAGAAAAAATGGAACCATGGTTAGTACCTATTCGTTCTAATATGAGAAAAGTTTATAATAAACCACCTATTTTAGAAAAAATGGAAACTAGTGAACAAATTGAATTAGTATCTTTGGCACATTTTAGAGGTAGAACATTCGATAATGCAGTTGTAATAGTAGATGAATTTCAAAATTTAACAAGATCTCAATTAGCTATGGCAATAGGAAGATTAGGTAAAGATTCTAAAATGATATTTTGTGGTGATTCGTATCAAATAGACTTAAAAGACAAAAATTACTCAGCATATCATGATATGGCTAAATTAATAAACTCAGAATATGTTTATAAAACATTATTAAATGATAGCCATAGACACGATGCTATAGAAGACTTATTGGAACTATTGAATGGTTATCATTAGTTTTTTATATTTATAATAAAAACACAAATGGCAGATTTAAAACTCACAGTACAAGAACAGTTAATATTAAATGGCTTACAGCAAGGAGGTAGCTATACCACTACAATAAGTAATATAAATGACGTGTATAAAAGAGTAGTAACACTACCCGCTACATCATCTGCTACTTTAGCTTCTTTTAAATCAACCGTTGCAACAGGTAGTATTAGTGCAATGGATTTAAATGACGTTAAATATATAAGAATCACAAATTTAAGTGCTACAGATACCCCCCTTACAGCAGTAAATTTAGGAATACAAGTAGAATCAGGAAATGATGATTCATCTGCAGATAAACAAGCTACTGTTAAATTAGAAGCTAAAAGAAGTTTTATGATAGGTTCAACAACTTCTAGTATAGATGTAGATGATGGTAGTGGAGGAGTATTTAGCTCATTATCTAATATAGAAAGTATAATAGCAAAAAGTTCAGGATCAGTTCAATTAGAAGTATTTATAGCCAGTACTTAAACAAATTTAAAATATTTTTTTTAAAAGAGCTACATTACTAGCTCTTTTTTTATATTTATAACCGAATAAATCTAATACAACGATGGCAAAAATACCTATATGGCCCGGATCTTCATCTTTCTCAATGGGGGACACCCCTTTTGGGTTTTACGATGATGATGTCGATTTCCAAGCAGATATAGATAAAGTATCTAATTGGACAGCCCAAAGACTAGGATATCCTCTAGTAGACATTGAATTACAACCATTAAATCTTTATACTTGTTTTGAAGAAGCCGTAACGGAATATGGATCTCAAGTATACACCTATCAAATTAGGGATAACATGCCTAACTTAGTAGGATCCGTTACAGCATCAGCTAATGGTACTTGGGATAGTATAAACCAAGTAAATGTTAAAGACGATTTTGGTACACTTTTTGAATCCACAGCAACAGGAGATGGATCCTCAGGAGGAGGAGGTGGTGGATATGGTGCCGCAGGTACAAAAACATATACAGCATCCTTAGATGTTAACTTAGGTCAACAAAAATATGATTTGATGAGTTCATCTGTAAATTGGGAAACTGGATCCAATCAAATAAATAGTGGAACCTTAGATATAAAAATAAAAAAAATATACCACTACGCACCAGCAGCTATTAATAGATATTTTGACCCCTATGCGGGCACAGGTACAGGAATACAATCATTAATGCAGACATTTGGATTTGGTAATTATTCTCCAGGTGTAAACTTTATGTTAATGCCTATGTATTTTGATGCTTTAAAATTACAAGCAATCGAATTAAATGATGCTATAAGAAAATCAGCATACCATTATGAAATAGAACAAGACAGATATTTAAAATTATTCCCTATCCCTACTTCAGGATATAAATTATGGTTCGATTATACTGTAACCGCAGGAACAATAGGGGCGGGGGGAGACATTGAAGAAGGTATAGGAGGAGTAGCAGCTTTAAATACAGTTACTGATATATCAAATGCCCCTTATACAACTGCTACTTATAGATTTATAAATGAACCTGGTAGACAGTGGATTAGAAAATATACATTAGCATTAGCTAAAGAAATGTTAGGTAGTATAAGAGGTAAATACCAACAATTACCTATTCCAGGGTCTGAAACGACATTAGATTATAGCAGATTATTAGATGAAGCTAGAACAGAAAAAGAAACTTTAGTAGTCCAATTAAGAGAAGACCTAACAGAATTAACAACAGAGGCCATGTTAGGTAAAGTCGCAGATAGAAATGAAAGTAAATTATTAGGACAGGGACTCGAAGGTAGATATCAAATTTATATACATTAATGATTAGTTTAAAAAAAATATTATATGAAATACTAAATAATTATAGTGTAGAAGTAGATCTATTTATAGATAAATCTGCTTCAACGTATGATGTTACTAATGAAATTAGAGCTTTAAAAGGAGTAACAATTGTAACTATTATTACTCCTGAAGATTATGCCCAAACAGGTGGTGATGAATATATTAGATTAAGAATAAAATTTGTAACAAGAGATGAAGCTAATGATATGTTACAACAATTTTTAGATGACGCTTTGGCACAAGATGACAAAGATGAAGTAAGAATACAAGGAGTAAAATCCATGAGCTATATAGAAGGAACTTTAAAACGATTATAATGGCATTATTTGGGGGATCAAGAGACATAAATTTATTTCATACTTTTAATGATGAACTTTTAAAAGACATCATTCAAACTGAAACAGCATATTATAAATTTGCTTTAGAACAAACTAATGTAAATGTATATGGTGAAGCACCTGGTAAAAATTATTATGAACCTTTAAAAATAGCATGTTTAATAGATATAGGAGATCAATCATGGGGCTCTGATGATTTTGGGTCTGATGTATATCAAGAATTAAATTTTAGATTTTTAAAAGATGAACTTGAAACTATAAATTTAATACCTGAAGTAGGAGATATTCTTCTTTTTAGAAATAATTTTTATGAAGTAGATGCAAAAATAGAAAACCAACTTTTTATGGGGAGGGATCCGGATTATGCAATGTCTGTGGAAACAACAGATTTTGGAAAAAGTTTTTCTGTTTTAATTAGTACTCATATATCGAGAGTAGAAAAATTAAACTTAATCCCCTTAAGAGGAGGCAAATACCCTTCTATCACAAAATTAGATGGGGGAACAGCAAATTTATTAGGATAAAATGACAGATAGAAAACAAATAGACCCAAGAAGACCTATTCCTAATAGTGAATATGATAAATTAAGAAAAAATTTATCATCTAACTTTAGACAAGGATTCCCAACAATAGAGGGGGGATTCCCCGTCCCCGATACTAGACCAAGTACAAATTTAGGACACCACACAACTAGAGCTGATGATACAACACAAGATATCTCGATAGGTTTACAAGACCATGATGAAGCTATAATGTATTATTTTAATGAAGTTATAAAACCTTCAGTTATTGTAGATGGAAATAGAACGAATGTACCTGTAATTTATGGTTCTCCAGAAAGATGGAAAAGTGTCCAAAAAGATGGATATTTTAGAGATAAAGAGGGTAAATTACAAGTACCTCTTATCATGTTTAAAAGAGATAGTATTGAAAAAAGAAGAGACTTAGGTAATAAATTAGACGGAAATAACCCACAATTACATTATACATTTCAAGAAAGATATAATAAACAAAATATATACGATAATTTTGCTGTATTGCAAGGGAGGAAACCAACAAAAGAAATGTATAAAGTAGTAGTACCTGATTTTATAAGGTTAAATTATACTTGTACTATTTGGTGTGATTATGTAGCTCAAATGAATAAATTAATTGAGATGGTTAATTTTACGTCTGACACCTATTGGGGGGATCCAGAAAGATTTAAATTTAATGCAAAAATCGATACGTATAACAATACAACTGAAGTTGTTCAAGGAGAAAATAGAATAGTAAAAACAAACTTTGGACTAGCAATTCAGGGGTATTTAGTACCTGACAGTATAAATAAAGCTATTGCCAGTGGAGGAGTGATAAAATCTTATAGTAGATCTAAAGTAATATTCAACACAGAATTAACAGTAGAATCTACAGGAGCACCAGCAAGTAGAGAAGAAGTAAGAGGGCAATCAACAGTAGATTATAACACATCTGCATATAAAGGTGTAGGATATAATGTTATTGGAAATGATTTTGTAATAGCCGCTAATGATTAAAAAAAATAAAAAATGAGTTTAAAAAGTAAATCAATTTTAAAAGGATATTTTAATGTAGGAGATACACCTTCAGAAAATGAATTTATAGACGTTATAGATTCTTTTGCTTTATTATCATCATCTGTTGATAATACAAGTCACCTCACAGTACCTTATTATATTAGTTCAAGTAACTTAAATTTAGATAATAATAAATCAAGTTCTTTTCATAGTGCAAATATGGGTATATTACATTATGGTGGAAGTCCACTACCTCAATATTTTGGTATAACCCATACATCTTCAGGAACCCCAACACTTTCTAATGCAAATTTTGTAATAGATGATGATAATATATGGATAAAAACACCAGGTAATTCTGGGAATGTTCATATAGGTGTATGGGATGGGGGTGTAATGAAAGGAATGACATTAAGCCTTAATAAAATAAATATAAGAACTGACCACCACATAACAGGATCTTTTAATTTAAGTTCAAGTCAAGATGTAATAGCTAGAACAGGATCATTTGATTATATGGACACTTTTTCTACACAATTCGCGAATATAACCTCTAATACCCATATAACATCATCAGGTAATATAAGTGCAAGCGGTACAATTATAGCTAATAATTTTACTTCAACTGGGGGTAATGCTGGGGGGATTAATTTTAATGATGGGGTAATAATAACAGGTTCTATAACAGCTTCAAATACTATAAGTTCAAGTGGTAATGTAGTAGGTGTAACCGGTTCATTTGATGTATTAGATGCGAATTATGTTTTAGGATCTAAAATTATAAAAACAAAAATAACAAATACAACTTTAGCAATAACAGATAAAGGAACATACAATAGATGTGGATCTCATACAATAACAATACCTTCAAGTTCTGCTGTAGCATTCCCTGTAGGAACAGAAATAGATTTCATACAAACTTCAAGTGTGGGTAATGTAATGTTTACCAGTGCAAGCAGCACAATAACTTTAAATTCACGACATAGTTTACTCACAGCTTCAGGACAATTTTCAGCTGTTAGCTGTATAAAAGTAGCTACAGATGAATGGGACGTAATAGGTGATTTAACTAGATAATTATGATAGTAGGAACTACAGTACAACATTCTAATATAAGCCCTACAAGCAATGAATCTATACAAGCTATAGGGATGAATATCCCCGGAAGATTGAATGATTTTAAAAAATTTGCGTGGTTTGATTTTACACATACAGGAAGTGATAATATGACTTTAGCAGATCCCGCTACATTATCTTTTGGCCAAAATAAAATAAATACTATAAAAAATAAATTCTACCACCTCACATCTAGTGTAGATGCTCAATCAACTGCAGAAGGAAATAAAGGACCTAATTGGGATCATACTCCAGGCCAAGATGATTATTATTACGCACAATGTACAAGGACTTCATCTGAATATCTATCATATGATCATCTAAGATTTAAAAACCCAACATCTTTTATCACTAATAACTTCACAGCAACAGTGATATTTGATAGTAATTTAGATTCTAGCAATAATGATTTGGATGATGATGAAGTTTTTTTTAGAATTGCAGGTTCTAGTGGTGCATTCCTACAAATAGGCTTTCATAAAGGATCTGCTTCATCTACACTAGGTGATACCTTTTTATTATGGTACCATGATGCTTCAAATCAAAACCACTATGCTTGGAAAAAATCAGATATAGTTGAAAACCATACAGGAGGAGATCAAAATGTAAATTTTAATTGGATAACCTTTTCTATAGTTAATGGCACACCTAGTATGTACCTAAGAGGAGTACCTATATCTTTAACCATCGCGGATACATTTCCATATGGTTTATTATTAGAAGGTATGACTAGTCATTTATTTATTAACGATTCCGATCCAAATCTATCTTCTGATCCATCAATATATGATACTTTAGGATCAAAAGTATATGAAATTATGATATTTAATGAAGGATTAAGTGTAAATTCCTTAAAAAACATAGATATGTATGTAAAAGAAAAATATAAATCATACCAGTATGGTTGGGTAAATGGGTATGAAAGAGAAGAATATTGACCATAAATCAAAATAATTATGACATTAATAACCCCAAAAATCTTAACCCGAATAAAAGCATGCCCTGAAGCTATAGAATATTTCACAGGATCTTTTTGTATAAGTGGGAGTCAATACCATGTATCAGGATCAGAAAACGATTGTGAATTTGAGGATGGTGTATTTAGTCCTATAACTTGTTCTAATTATAAACAAGTTGATTGGTGGATTGGTCTTTTTAATATGTTTAAAGTATCTGGCAGTATCCATGATAAAGAAACGGGGTTTGATTATATTGTCACTGGTACTAAACCTAACCCTTCTTAATATATAATTTATGTCTTCATATACTTGGGATTCTGCTGATTTTTCATGGGGTAATAACTCTTTTGTATGGAATGAGGTAGTTTTAGCCCTAAGATTAGGAGCGGGTGATGATTTTTCTCAATGGGAAGATTTTGATAAGAAAAAATTAATCAAATTAATATTAAAAGTACATGGGAGTACCATAACAGAAACAAAACAAAAAGAAATCAAACAATACAAAATAAAGGCAAGCGATATAAAATTAACAGTAGAAAAAGTATTAGGTGTCGAAATAATGACTGAAAATATTAAGTTTTAATTATATTTCTATATTTATAACAAAACATATTTAATGTATAAATTATTTACAGATAAACCAGAACTTTTTGAATGTGATATTAAACTTCAAGGAGCAAGTTTAAAAAAATCAAAAGCAAGGTTAGTAGTTGAAACACCCGACTACTCTTTGATGTTTAATGGTTCTATATCTAATGGGGGTAAATGCGAAATACCTATAAAAAAACTAAAAGGATTAATAGAAGAAGACACAACAGGTAACATTCGTTTAGAGGTAATAGCAGAAGATACATTCTTTACACCTTGGGAATCCGATTTTGAAGTAGAAACAAGTAAAAAGGTAACAGTTGAAGTAAAATCCCAATCACACAAAAAACCAATTATAGAAGCAAAAATCAAAAACAGAAAAATCACTGATTCTGAACAACAACATGTAATTAGCTTACTTAAATTACTTGTAAAAGAAAATATTAATATTAAGAATATTTCATATAAAAGAAATAAACTTAATAATATAGTAGCAACATATTTAAAAGAAAACACTGTAAAAGATACTGAAAAGGTTATAAGTGGTGTTTTAAAGAAGTTACAAAAAGAAAAATAAAAATGGTTATAAATGGCAGTCAACGACTTAACAGGAAAAAATATTCAGGATACTTATCAAAGAGTAATCCAAACAGATGGTGCTAGTGTAGCTGACGGTACTGGTAGTCTACTTCCTATATCCTTTGATGGTAATAATGTTATAATTTCTGGTTCGCTAACAGCAACAGAATATAGCGTAACTTCATCGGTTACTAATGTAGTATTTCAACAACAAAGTGGTTCCACTATATTTGGTGATTCACAAGACGATACGCATGTATTTACAGGAAGTTTAATCTCTTCAGTAGGAAATATAAGTGGGTCAGGAACATCTACAGGTTCGTTTGGTTCATTAAAAGTTGATGGGGGTTCCAGATTATATATACAAAATGGCCTTATTAGTTCCCACCTTCCTTATCAACATTCTAATTATGGGAATTTTAACTTTAAAAATGCTTATATGATAAAAATGGGGATAGGAACAATAGAACATCTTAGAATCACAGGTTCAAGTTCTGTAACCCCAAATGAAGTTATGATAGGAAAGAAAAATAGCGGCAGCCCCTATAAGGTTAACCTTAATGTGTTAGGTGATTGGGGTGTTGGCACAAATCCTATATTATTTACATCTGGTGCCCTACATAAAGTAGGTGTTAATTGTGAACCTAAATCAGCAGATTCATTATTTACCATAGATGGTGACTTAAATATAAGCAGTTCTAATGGTCATATAACAGCATCAGGAAATATAAGTGCAAGTGGGAAATTAATAGGAATGATAGATGGGGGAAGATTTTAAATATTTATAATATATGAGTACAATACAAATAAAAAGAGGAACAGGATCAGCGGTCCCCTCAGGATTAGCAGATGGGGAATTAGCAGTAAATTTAGATAATAGTAAAATTTACTATGGTTCAGGTTCTACAAGTATAAACAAATTCCATTTAGCTGAACTTGTGGCTGATAAGGCTACAATAACTTCACTTACATCATCAATAGTATCTTCATCTGTAATATATTCTAGCGGATCAAACATTTTTGGTGATGCCCAAACAGACACACATTTATTTAGGGGTCATGTAACAACCTCAGGTAATATAAGTGCTAGCGGAATAATGTATATGGGAACACCAGGGGCCCACCAAACTCATCTATTTTATGGAAGAATAAAAACTATTGGTTCTGAAGTACTTATTGGGGATGGTCATGTCTCAGCCTCAGGAAATATAAGTGGTAGTATAATTAAAGGAACAACAGGTTCATTCGGAACAGGTACAACAACAATCACAGATAAAATTTTTACTACAGGTGAAATATCAGGAAGTAAAATTGATGCTCCTCGAGTAGAAACTGATTTAATAGAAGTTAAATCAGGTGGTAAACTTAGAATCAAAGGATCAGATATAACATTAGAAAACGGACATATCTCAATGTCAGGAGATATTGTTATGACAGGAAGTATTAGTGGTTCCGCTGGGACAACCGCCTCTTTTGCCCATATAATTACAGGAGGTGATACTATTGAATTTAAAAATAAAACTAATGGTAGTAAATTAGGATCAATAAAATTTGATACCGCAAAAGGATTTCAAATCAAAGATTCAAATAATAATTCTGGGAAATTAGATGCTAAAGAATTAATAGTAGCAAATTCAATATCTTCTAGTGGGGGGTATGAAGTAAAAAATGGTAGAGTAACAGCATCCTATATAAGTTCAAGTACTGAAATAATAACCCCCGTTTTAAAAGGAGGAGGATCAACAACAGGATTAATAGTTGATGGTTATTCATGGATTAAAGGTGCAATAACAGCTTCAGGTGAGATAAGTTCATCAGGAACTATAATAGCGGGTAGAATTAAATCTAAAGGGTCTTTAATTGATCTTTATAATGGTCATATATCGGCATCCGGTAATATTAGTTCAAGTGCTGCTGTTTTAGCACTAACAGGTTCATTTGGAACAGGTACTACACATATCACTGATAAAATAACTACAGACGGAACTATATCTTCATCAAAAGAAATAACAGGAAAGCAATTAATTGTTTCTGAAAGAATAAAAATCAAAGGATCAGATATAACATTAGAAGCTGGTCATATTTCAATGTCTGGAGATATTGTTATGACTGGTAGTTTAAGTTCAAGTGCACAAGTAAGAGCACTAACTGGTTCGTTTGGAACAGGTACTACACATATTACTGATAAAGTAGTAACAAGTGGTGATATAGAATCAACATCAGGAACAATAAGAGTTAAAAACGTAGTAGCAACAGGAAGAATTCAAGGTAAAGGATCAGATGTTATTATCGAAAACGGTCATATCTCAATGTCAGGTGACATAATAATGACTGGTAGTTTAAGTTCAAGTGCACAAGTACAAGCACTAACTGGATCCTTTGGAACAGGAACAACAACCATCACAGATAAAATTCATACAACAGGTATAGTAAGTGGTAGCACAATAAGATCTGCAGGTGATATAGTATCTACAACAGGAACACTTCACATTAAAGATGTAGTTGGAACTGGAAAATTACGAATGAAAGGATCAGATGTCGTTATAGAAAATGGACACATTTCAATGTCAGGTAATATGTTAATGACAGGTTCTTTAACAGCGGGGGGTAATGTAACAGCAGGTTCAAATGGAACAGGTTCATTTGACCATATTATTACAATGGATGATACTATTGAATTTAGAAATAAATCTAATAGAAGTCAAGTAAAGGGTTACATGAAATTTGATCCTGAAAAAGGATTAATCACTTTATCAGGAAGTAATCAAATAAATATCCTCCAAACTGTTAAAATTGCTCCAACAGATTTTTATCCTATTGGTAGATCAACGGGTAAAGCAGGAGGAATAGCAACTCTTGAACCATCATTAGGCAATTCTGCTGTTGTAGCTTCAGGTCAGGGTGTATTTACTTGTGAAGTAAAAATACCTAAAGGATTAACACCTGGAAATGTAGTAATTTGGGGTTCAGATACAACTAACACATATCAAGTATATGTAGGTGAATTGAAAAATTCTAAATTAGCTACTCATGTTACCCCGGGTGCTAGTAAAAATCCTACAATTGCAGTAGGAACAGCATGTAATCCATCATCAACTTTTTCTGCAAAAAGTGTTGTATGGAATAATAACAGCTATTTAATATTCCATGTAGAAACGAATGGGGCCGATGGGATATTTGGGGGTTCTATAGCAGTAAGTTAAAATTAAAAAATTATGGCAACAGCACCAGGATGTATAGGAGATTATAACGGAACAAATAAATATTGTAGTTATGCTTTAAAAGATGGGTATGTAGAGCATACAGGGGCCACTCACGCTCTCGCAAGAGATGCTACTACGGGTACAACCGCACTTACTACTGGTGGTGGATCAACATACCGTAGTAGAGCCATAGAATACCAACACGCAAAAGGAGCATGGCGTATTACTAGAACCTTTATAGCTTTTAATACATCTGCTATAACTACTACTGTTACAAGTGCTAAATTATATATTTACGGTTATCAATTTACAAATGGGGATATAATAGCAATTAAATCAACTTGGGATGGTTCATCTAATTTAACTACTTCTGATTATGATAGTTTAGATTTCAGCACAGCATATTCGAGTAAAGTATCTTCATGGACAGACACAGCCTATAATGAAATAACTTTAAATACACAGGCAAGGGCAGATATGAAAAGTAATAGCACAATAAGCTTTGCTCTTATTAACTATGAATATGATTCTCGAGATGTCAGCTCAACAAATATAGTGATAAATGGAATGTACTATTCAGAGTACTCAGGAACAGGTAAAGATCCTGAATTAGGATGGCAATCTGAAGCCGTTGTAGTAAACACTCCCGTAACTTTATCATCAGGAGTAATTAATTTAAACAGTGGTTTAATAACAATAACATAAATGTCTATAAAATTTATAAATAGAACCCCTAGAACCACAGATTTCAAGCAAAAAGAAATTGTTATTGATGGTAAACAAGGTAATTTATTTTTTAAAACACATAAAAATGAATTAAAAACTTTAAACCCATCAGATATAATTCTTGTATCATCTAGTTTTAGTACGGTATCAGGAAGTTATAGTACAGTATCCGCAAGTTTTAGTGCAGTATCATCAAGTTATGCAAATTCAGACGCAGGAACACATTATACTGTAATTCCTTTTAATTATACCATAGAAGATCCTACAAAAACAAATGATAGTTTTTTTATCCCTTTTGGTAAGGGTGTTGCTTTAGAAACAGTTGGTTTATTTAATAGTTATTTTCCGGCGTTTAATGGCACTTTACATGATATGAAAATCATAGCATATAGTGCTGATACGAGTGCTGCTAATGATTTAGGAACAAACGCAAAATTCCAAATAACAGCATGGGAAGATAGCACCGACCTATCCTCAAATGCAACAGCCCATACAGCATCTGGAATTAGTGATGTTGCAACAAATTTTTCTATCCTTTATACATCATTCACAGCTACAGGAATTGCAGGAAAGCAATTACATACATTTGACTTTACTGATAAAGCGCTTCAAAAAAATAGACAACTTGTTATAAGAGTAAAAGGATCAAATATAAGTGAAAATGATGTTTTATATGTAGCAGGAACTATAAGAATGTCATTTGATTATACCTCTTAAAATAAAATATTATGGCTTTACAAAATAAAAAACAAAGAAAAATATACGAAAAAACAGACACAAATGATCCTAAATTCATAACAGGATCAAAACAAATTGAAATGTCTCGTTCTTTTGCTGCGGGGGCCCATTTAAAAAACCCCTTATTTTTTGAAAATGGTGGAAAAGCTATAGTATATCAAATTAAAGAAATACAAGAAGATGTTGATGAATTAAGAAGAACAATAACAGGATCTGGAGAACTATCTGTAGATGGTGGTTCTTTTTAAAAAATTATATATGTATATAAAAAAATAAGTTATGGCTATAAATAAAAAATCACCATCACCACAAGACATTAAAACATCACCACATTCATTTTCCCAAGAAGAATTATCTGAATTGAAAAATTTAAGAAACGAAATAAGTCAATTAACTTTTAATTTTGGAACTTTAATGATTAATAAAGTTAAATTAAAAGATGAAGAAATTTTACTAAAAAATAAACTAGTTGAATTAGAAAAACTAGAAACTACTTTGGCTGAAAGTTTATCAAAAAAATACGGAAAAGGAAGTATAAACCTAGATTCAGGAACTTTTACTCCAATAACATAATTTTTTAAACTTCTTGTTATATTTATTATTAGGTAAAATTGTGATATTTAATTTTATCTTGGTTGGGTTTGTATTCTTTTTTCATATTTATACATGACCACAATCAAACTAAGAATTATACATAATAAATTAAAATAAGAAGATGGCAGAACAAATTATATCACCAGGTGTATTTACGAGAGAAAATGATCTCTCTTTCTTACCACAAGGAATAGGGGCAATTGGAGCCGCAATAATAGGCCCTACACAAAAAGGCCCAGCATTTATACCAACAGTAGTAAGGAGCTTTGCTGAATTTGAAAGACGATTCGGTGGGTTGAGCTCAGATACTTATGTACCTCAAACAGTAAGAGAATATCTTAGAAATGCAGGTGCAGTTACAGTAACTAGAGTACTAGCAGGAGGTGGAATGACTTATGCTAATGGAACTAATGAAACAATTGCAATAGTAGCAGGATCAACAGGATCCGTAGCTGCATCATATTCAAGTGCTTCAATTGGGTTAGGTGATACAGGAGCAGCAGGCGAAAAATTACCTTCAGCATCAGCTATGGAATTAACAATTAATGGTGTTGATTTTGTACCTGTAGTATCTGCTTCTTTACTTGATAATAGTGATACAGAAAGATATGTAACTATAGGTTCTACACTTGATGGGTTAGGTGCTAATTTAGTATTAGCAATTAATGCAGCTGCATCATTAGTAAATGTATCAGCATCATATTTATCAGGAACAGATCAATTAGTATTATCAGGTTCATCAGCTGGAGTAAACACAACAGCATATACAACATCTTCAGTTGCGGGTAATGGTCAAACATTTTTTACATTAGGTGGAAGTTCTTCACTAGGTGGTGGTGTAGGAGCAACTGACGCTGCTAAAGTATTATTAGGAACTATTTGGCCATCTAAAAATGATACAAAACCAGATTTAGGTTTATCCATATTATCAGCAGGAACTGATATGACTAAAGATTTCAATATAATATTAAGTGGTTCAGCAGGAGGTACTAATGTTACTTTAGGAACCGCAATATCGGCATCAGTTAATCCAGCTAATTCAAATTATATATTTAGTAAATTAGGAGACAATCCTAACAACAGTAAAAATGGAACTAACACTTATGGTGGTAATCCAGGTTTTACTTATTTAAATTTTAAATCATTACAAACTGGATTATTAACAACAGCTAGTAACTATACAGGATATGGAATATTAGGTTCATCTTCTATAGTATCATTAGTAACACAATCAGTAGCATTAACATATAGTGATGGAGGAACAGGTAAAGCACCAACTGAAGGTTATGGTTGGGCGTCAACACCATATATAACATCACAATTTTTAGATGCTCAGAAAAATACAACACAATTATTTAGATTCCATACTTTAAATCACGGTGATGGTTTAAGTCAAGAATATAAAATCTCAATTTCTAATTTAAAAGAACCAGGAGATATAGATAATGTTCAACAATACTCTACATTCTCTGTTCTTATAAGAAGAGCAGGAGATAAAGATAAAGCTGCTAATATTTTAGAACAATTTAATAATGTAAACTTAGATCCAGATTCTCCACGTTATATATGTAGAGTAATGGGGGATAGATATCCACAATATAATGAAACTTTAGGTAAAGTTGAATTACTTGGAAATTATCCAAATATTTCAAGTTATGTTAGAGTAGAAGCAAGCGCTGAAGTAGATTCCAAATCAATCTCACCAAAACTATCCCCAAAAGGATTTAAAGCAGTTTTAAATACAATATCAACAAGTTCATTTGCTACTGCTTTTGCGTTTCCATCAGCTTCTTATGAAGGAACACAAACAGTAGGTGGAAATTATAATTCAAATGGATTTTTAGGATTTAAATTCATAGACAAAGCAGCAGATAATATAAATTTCTTACAATCATTACCTGATGTTTCAGAAGCTAATATATCTGGTGATTTTAATGTTGAAAATTACTCAGGTCACGTAGATTCAGGATTATATTCAGGGTCTCTAAGTGCTTCAATCACATCAACAGGAGCAAATGGCCCAACAGCTAATCAACTTAAATTTACAATACCATTCCAAGGTGGACAAGATGGAGTAAGACCAGATATAATAAAACAAAGTGGAGAATATATCTCAGGCACTAATTTATATGGATATGATTTAAGTACAACAGCAAAAGCTGGGTATAAAGGATATAAAAAGGCAATAGATATTCTTTCAAACCAAGATGAATATGATATCAATATGTTAGCTACACCTGGTGTTATACATTCATTACATCCATTAATTACACAAGCAGGTATAGATTTATGTGAAGCAAGAGGAGACGCTTTCTATGTAATGGATTTAAATGGAGTAGAAGACTCAGTAAACCAAGCAGTAGGACATGTAGGTTCATTAGATACTAATTATGCCGCGGTTTATTACCCATGGGTTAAAGTATTAGATCCTTCTACTAATAAACCAACATTAGTACCTCCATCAGTAATAGTCCCAGGAGCAATAGCAGCTTCAGATAGAATAGGAGCAGAATGGTTTGCACCCGCAGGTTTAAATAGAGGGATTTTAGGTAATGTATTGGAAGCTAAAATCAGATTAAATCAAGCTGAAAGAGATATATTATATGATAATAAAATTAACCCAATAGCAACATTCCCACAAACAGGAGTTTGTATTTGGGGTCAGAAAACACTACAAGAAAGATCAACAGCTTTAGATAGAATAAATGTACGAAGGTTAATGATTACTCTTAAGAAATTTATAGCAAGTTCTTCAAGATATTTAGTGTTTGAACAAAATACATTACAAACAAGAACTAGATTCTTAAATATAGTAAATCCTTATTTAGAATCAGTTCAACAACAACAAGGTTTATACGCATTTAGAGTACAAATGGATGATACTAATAATACACCAACAGTAATTGACAGAAATCAATTAGTAGGTGCGATTTTCTTACAACCAACTAAAACAGCTGAATATATAGTGTTAGACTTTAATGTAATGCCAACAGGAGCTACATTTGATGCATAAAAAACTAAAAAGTATTATATTTATAACGGAATAATAAAAATATTTATAAAATAAAAAAAGATGGCAATATTAGAAACAAATGAAATGATGTTTACTGCGTTTGAACCTAAACTACAAAATAGGTTTTTAATGGAGATTGACGGAATTCCAGCATATTTGATTAAAAGTCTTAATCGTCCAACTGTTAGTTTTAATAACATAACACTTGACCATATTAATGTAAAACGAAAGATCAAAGGAAAAGCAACATGGGAACCAATAACATGTGAATTATATGATCCTGTAACTCCATCAGGAGCACAAGGAGTAATGGAATGGGTAAGGTTATCACATGAATCCGTAACAGGTAGAGATGGTTATTCTGATTTTTATAAAAAGAATATTCATATAAGAACTTTAGGACCTGTAGGTGATGTTGTTGAAGAATGGATATTAAAGGGAGCTTATTGTGCTAATGCTAATTTCGGTCCTATGGATTGGACATCAGATGCACCGGCTCAAATATCGTTAACTATAGAAATGGATTACGCTATATTAAATTATTAAAATGAACAAATCCCAGTTAAAGAAACTAATCAGAACTTTAATTAAAGAACAAAAAGCTAACATGCCAAGAGGCTTTAAATTAAGTCCACGACATGAAGCAATGGCTAAAGCAGAAATCCAAAAAATACTTAGAGACCCCGCACTTGGCCTTAGCCCTGACCAACAACAAAAAGGATGGATTATATGGTTAGTCGGAGTAGCTGCCTTAATAGGAAAAATATGGGCAGACGGTGGATTTGGTGGAGGCTCCGGGGGTGGAGGAGGAAGTGCTGAGGATGGAGATTGGCCTCCTATAGGAGATGAATACCTACAATAATAAAAAGAAAAGCGCTTATTTTGGCGCTTTTTTTATTTTTTATATATGTATATCTGAACCAGTTTTATAATAAAAAATAACGTTATGGAAAATAAACCACAATTTCCGGCTGAAGAAGTTACATTACCTTCTAAAGGCCTACTTTACCCAGAAGATTCACCTTTAAGATCAGGAAAAATAGAAATGAAATATATGACTGCTCGTGAAGAAGATATCTTAACAAACCAGAATTATATAAAAAATGGAACAGCTGTAGATAGATTATTAAAATCACTTATTATAACATCTGATATTAAATATAAAGATTTATTATTAGGAGATAAGAACGCTATAATGATAGCAGCTCGAATTTTGGGTTATGGTGCTGAATACGAAATACAAAGAACACACCCTGAAACAGATATAATATCTGATGCTACAATTAATTTATCCCAAATTAGTGATAAAGAATTAGATGAAAAACTAATTAAAAATGGTAAAAATGAATTTGAATTTACTTTACCAACATCAAAAATTAATATAACTTTTAAACTACTAACTGAAGGAGATGATAAAAAAATTGATAGAGAATTAGAAGGATTAAAAAAAATAAAAAAAGAATCTTCAGAAGGTATAATAAGATTAAAACACACAATATTATCTATAGATGGTAATTATGAACCCAAAACAATTAGAGATTTTATAGATAATGATCTTTTAGCACGAGATGCTAGAGCCTTTAGAAAATACATAAATGAAATACAGCCCGGTATTGATATGAATGTTAATATTGAATTTAAAGATGGGTACGTCGAGGAGAGCGTGTATATGCCTATTGGCATTAACTTTTTTTGGCCTGACGCCGAGCTATAGGAATACATTATTCGCTCAGATTCACGACTTAGTGTACCATGGAGGCGGTGGATTCACACACTCAGAAGTATATAATATGCCAGTTTGGATGAGAAAATTTCATCTAAAAACTATTAATAAGTTTTTAAAAGACCAGCATGAACAACAAAAAAGTTATAATGAGAATATTTCAAATCCTCAATCTAAACCAAAGATCCAGGGACCAAATATAAAACCATCATCAATATATAATTTTAAAAAGTAAAAGGTATCACAGATACCTTTCTTTTTTCTATATTTATTACCAGAATATTTAATTAAATATAATATTTATGGTACCCTACGGAGACGACGAACAATTTCAAAATAAAGACGCTGAAAAATTTTCCCAATCCACTGGAAAAGCAGCTTCTAATATAGAAAAATCCCTTAATCGATTAAAGGAAATGGCCGAAATTAATAAATCGGTAGGCCAAGGTTTTTTTGATTTTGCGGACGCATCAAAGCAATTATCCGAGTCATTAAGAGAAAATGAAGATCTTCAAAATAAAATACATAGAGGTCAATTAGGTTTAAATGAGGCCAAAGAAGTAGAAAAGAGGTTAGCTGTAGAAGCCAAAAAAGCTGAAAGAACAGCTGTAAATTTAGCCAACCAACTGTTAGGTAAAAAAAGTAAATTAACCACAGCACAAAAGAACTTTGTAAAATCCCAACTAGGGGGAATTCAAAAAACAACAAAAGCATCTAAATCTTCTTTAGCTGGTGCTGTACAGGATGCTGCAAAAGGAAATACATTTGTAACTAAAAGTTTTGAAAAAGTAGGTAGAGGTTTTAAGAAAATAGGATTTGCAGACGCCGCAAAATCAATGAAAGGTATGGCATCTGAATCTAAAAAAGCAGCTATTGAGGGGGGTGGAATGATGAAACAAATGTCGGGGGCAACAGGAGCCATGGGGAAAATGAAGAAGATGAATATTGTAGGGATGATAGGATCTTTACTTACAGCTGTATTTAAACAAATACTAAAAGTAAACACAGAAGTAACCTTGTTAGGTAGAGGATTAGGTATTTCAGGTGAAAGAGCAAGAGAAGTAAGACATCATTTTGTAAATGTAGCAAATAGTGTTGCAAGAACAGGAGTTGAATATGAACATGTATTAAAAGCCCAAGGAGATCTTAATAACGCTTTAGGAACTTCTGTTACTATGTTACATGAAGATTTAATAGGGGGTATGGCTGTATTGGTAGAAAGAACAAAACTATCAGCAGAAGCAGCAGTAGGTTATGGTCGAGCAGCGTTAGCATCAGGAAAATCTGTAGATAATGTAGCAGATTCAATTAGAAGAGGAGCATTAGCTCAAGAACAACAATTAGGGGTCAATTTAGATATAAATAAAGTTATGGAAACCACTGGTAAGATATCAGGGGAAACAAGAGCTATATTTTTTGATAATTTTGATTTAATGGGAAAAACTGTTGCTAGAGCTCAATCTTTAGGAAGAACTATGGGTGAAATAAACTCCCAATCAAAAACAATGTTAAATTTTCATTCTTCTATTGAAAAAGAAATGGAAGCAGAATTATTCTTAGGAAAACAACTAAATTTAGATAAGGCAAGATTAGCAGCTATGACAGGGGATTTAGCAACTTTTCAAGAAGAAGTAGTAGCTAACGCAGGTGATTTTTTAAGTTTTACAAAAATGAACGCATTCCAAAGACAGAAATTAGCAGATGCTTTAGGTATGAATGTAGATGCTTTATCTGATATGCTTTTAAAAACAGCTGAATTAGATAAGTTAGAAGGATCAATGGAGGCAAGATCATTAGACCAATTAAAACAAAGACAAGAACAATTAAGTTTACAAGAAGCTTTTAACGCCGCTTTAAAGAGATTTCAAGCTATGTTTACAAATATCATAGCTAAATTAGAGGATACAAAAATATTTGGATACGATCTTTCAGATCTTACTCAAGTAACTGATGACACTATAGCAAAATTAAGAGGAGGACAGACAGAAGTAAGTAATTACAACCCAGCAGGTGGAGCGGGAGCCGAATTTGCTGTAAATGCAGAAGATTTTACAATAAGAACACACCCAAAAGATACTTTAGTAATGGCTGGGGGTACACAAATAGGTGGAAATAATAAAATGAATGAAGAACGTTTAAGAGAATTAATAGAAGTATCAAAAACTAATAGATCTTTTGAATATAGTGGGTTTGCTGCGGTAAAAGCATCCACACATTATGGCACAAAATTTACTTAATTAATATTTATAATAAACCAATAAAAAATAATCATTATGAGTTTAATAGACAAAAAATCGTTATATGACAGACAGGAAAGAAACACATTGGGTCCAAATGTAGGAATTACACCCCCAAGTGAAGGAAATTACTATACACAAAACGGCCAAGCTATGGACTCTCCCTTTACAGTAAATGGGGGGCCTGTAGAAGACCACATGATAGAATTACTTGAAAACGCAATAACAAGTACAAATACTGGTCAAACATATCTTGCTGCACCAAGTGTTAGTCCATTTCAAGACCTTCACCCAGGAGCAACAGATTGTTTTTCAGGACAACCAATGAATTCATCAACAGGACAATTTGGGGGACCTTATATACAAACAGGACCTATTGATGGACAATATTAATATATGGCCTTACTTGATTTACTTAAGAACCCGGATTCGTTTCCTATAGGTAGACATGGACACTCAAAAAATATAACATATTTACCCGGCAATAATCCAAAATACCATCTGCAAAGAGTAGAAGGATGGGATTATAATACCCATGATCCTATTTTAGATGGGGGGAAAACTGAAGCAACTAAAACAACAGATTATATATTTAGAGGTGGGTTAAAAACTCACACTAATAGAGTAAGACAAGATCTTAAAAGAATTACAAAATTTTTAGCATCACATCAAGGTGCCCATTTTATTCTTAGACAAGGAGCATTACAGTTATTAAATCCACAAGTAAATACAAGAACATTCAATGCAGGTGTTAGTTTATTAGCACAGGTAGCAGCTTCAGGAATATCCCGTTTTAAAAGACATGGGGCCATACCTGAACCCGCTAGTATGGATATAAATTCAACTGTAGGTTCTAGTTTAAATAAGGCTATTAGTGATTCTAGTATAGGAGCAAGAATAGAGGGATCCAAAATAGGATCAGCTTTAGGGATAACAGCTGATGGATTAGGAAATTTTGCGGAAAATGCTATGGGGGGCACTTATGTAAGTATGATAGGTAATAAAAGAAGAGAACATATGTTTTCATTAGGGGATCCAGGTGCACCTGTATCTGTATCAACTACAGATAAAATATTAGGAAATTTAAACCCCTTTAAGAAAAAACCTTCACATGGATCTTATAGTCTTCCCACAGAAGTAAAAGCAAAATTAGATAAAATAAATTTCCAAACAGTTTATAAATCTGTAGACGGAAAACCTACAAAAGAAAATACATCTTTAGATGATAAATTTGGAAATTTAAAGGATTTTGTTAATTTAAAATTTGAAGTAATAAAATCAGATCAAGAAAATTCTGATTATTCTAATGTTATATGGTTTAGAGCTTTCCTTGATGGTTTTTCTGATAATTATAATGCGGCTCATAATGAAATAAAGTATAATGGTAGAGGAGAAAGTTTTTACACTTACAATAAATTTAATAGAGCTATAAGTCTAAATTTCAAAATAGCAGCTCAATCGAGACATGAAATGAAACCTATTTACCAAAAATTAAATTATTTAGTAGCCCAAACAGCTCCTAATTATTCTGATGGAGGTAGAATAAGGACCCCTTATATGAGATTAACTATGGGGGATTATTTTAGTAGAATACCAGGAGTTTTAAAATCAGTTAATGTTACTTGGCAAACAAATTACCCTTGGGAAGTAAAAACAGATCCTATAAATGAAGATAAAGAAATGAAAGTATTACCTCATTTACTTGATGTATCTGTTCAATTCCAACCAATCCACGACTTTACACCTGATAATAGTCTAACAGCAGCATATATAGGAATTGGGGAAGATAGACAAGGACCAAATTATGGTTTAAATGATTGGAGGTTAGCTACTCCCCCAGTTAATGCCCCACCTGATAATGCACCAGAACCAGAACCAGAACCAGAACCAGTAGTAGAGGAGGAAAAAGTAGGAACAGTAGAAATAGGAGATTTATCAATGACTGGAGTAGAAAATTCAATCACAGGGGAAACTATAGATCTTACGGGTACTAATGAGGGTGATGACTTAAGAATGTGGGAAGATGGAACTGTAGTTAATATTCAAGATTTAATAAATAATCAATAGATATGGGAAGGTTATCACATATAAAAATAAGAAAAACACAAGAAAACACAAGATATTATAAACAAATAAGATATCCTGCGATACCCCTAAACGTAAATGATATATATGTCACAACTACTGTTGGTGATAGACTTGACTTACTAGCTAATCAGTTTTACAAAGACACAGAATTATGGTGGGTAATAGCAATGGCTAATATGGATATAATCCAAAGAGATAGCTTTGCAGTGAAGCCAGGGATAGAAATTAGAATCCCTACTAATACCCGAACAATAGTTAAAGATTTTGAAAGGTTAAATAATAACAATTCACCATATTAAATTATTAAGTTATGAGTACACTTAAAGGTATATTTGAACCATTCAGACCATGGATTCAAAAGCAATTAAGAGTTAGAAGAGTAATATTAGCCAATTCTAATCCTTTATATATCCCTAATGCTTCAGCTAATGCTGGTTTTGTAGAGGGGCCTAAAGATTTTAGTTGGGGCCATGATCTACATTCTAGAGCCAAAGTATATGATGAAGAATCTTTTTATGCGTATACTGTTGAAAAACAATGTATTATTAGAATGATGTCTGGGGTTGATATAAGACCCAATGCTAAAGGGATTTTAGAAGAAGAAGCAGCAGATCCTAATTTATCTTATATTAGATGGCATCAACAAGGTTTAGCTAAACAATATATTTTAGAAAGTGGAACCCAATTTTATAATGAAAGAGGATCACATGGGGGGTTAAGAGAAGGATTTACCCCCGAAAATAATGAGGACTATACAAGAGCATTCTCATATGGGGATAAAAATATAAGAGCAAACGCAGGGGACGATTTTGGTATAGTACCTATGCCTGGTATTATAGATGCAGAAATTAGAACCAAATCTGATAATGGATCTCTTAGAGAAGCTAGAGTTAATTTTGTTTGCCACAACAGAAGACAATTAGAAGTTTTAGAAATGCTTTATATGCGTCCTGGTTACCCTATATGTTTAGAATGGGGGTGGAATCCTTATATAAATAATGAAGGGAAAAGAAAAAATAATGATTTTTCTATAAGAGAAGAATTCTTTGACCCTGATCAAAATTTAGAAGGTTTAAATAAAAAAATAACAGATTATAAAAGGGAGGCAGCCGGTAATTTTGATGGATTTATAGGATATTGTAAAAATTTTAATTTTAAGGCAAATGAAATAGGGGGGTATGAGTGTACTACAGAAATTATAGCCCATGGGGAAATTTTAGAAAGTTTAAAAACACAAAAAACAGTCAAAAATATAGGGAATTTCACTCGAAAGGATATAGCGGAAATAGAACTCACAGACAGTTTATTATATTATTTAAGATCAGTAAAAAATACCTTAAGGTCACCCGCTGATATGACCTTCCTTTCACATCTAAATATAGAATCCGAACAACATGGAGATTATACAGATTTACATGACCATGAAATATGGGATAAAATGCGTACAAATATAGGATATGTGGGGGAGGGATGTCCAAGATTTTTTAAAGGAAATAGATTAATAACTATAAATTATGGACAAGTTGACTTATTTACTTGTGTGTATGAAAATAACGTATCAATACCTATAACAATTAGTGATAAAGTTATAGCAAGTGGTTCTTCATGGAAACCAAAACCCTTAGATAGCAGGCTGTTAAAAGATGAAACTCGAGAAGTCACTGTAAATAGAGAATATTTACAAGATATGTCTTTTGACCAATATTCTTATCTATATGAAACGGGGCAGGGTTTAACTTCTGATTATAGTTACTGGAATAGACAAAATTTTGGAATTGTAACCCCTCATGGAGAAAATAGAACTTGGGATGAAAGCGCATGGTTAAAAAATCACGCTCATTATCAATGGGTGAGAAAAACCAAATCTGGTAAAGTAAATAATTTTATTAGAGGTGTAGAAGGATGGTTCGAAGATGGAGAATGGGGTATACAACGAGATGAACTTATATATAGAAAAGTCCAAACAACATCAGGACTAACAGATGAAGAATTACATCAAGGTAGAGCTGAAGCTATTAAAGCTAGAAATGAAGATCTACAACTTATAGACGCCAAATTATTATCGTATAAAAAAGGATACCTTGATATAAAACAATTATGGCAATATATAAATAAATTAGAACAATCAGAAGGGTTAGAAGAAATAGACCTTCCAAATAACGATGCTGGGATTGGGTTTGAATCTATGTTGGGGGGCTCTGTCCTAAAACAAACAGTTAAATATGCTACTGGAGAAGTAGATAGCGGGTATAAAAGAAATATTTTTATTAGATGGGATTTATTATGTCAAATGATTAATCATTTATGTATCTATAAAAAAGAAAGAGGATCTGATTTGGATGAGAATGCTTCTATGAAAGATTATCTTTCAAAATATAAGTTGAAACACCCAGATATGGAATTTACTTATAAAAACAGAAACTCGAGAACCTGGAGCAATAAAAACGTCAAAGATGCACAGTCCGACAGTTATTATCTCCCTTACACAGCTCCTTATGTCTCGCCTACTGATCCCATTAAGGAAATGATAGTACCTAAAAATATAGGTACAGTAAATTACATGCAAATAATAAAAGACAAACAAGGTCCTAAAAAACCAGAAAAATTAAATCTATCTAAGAAACAGATAAATATTGAAAAATATAATAAATTTGAAGAAGATCTCAAATTTAAAATGGATGACTACTTAGCAGCACCTGTAGATAATACTGCCGTTACTGGATATGATCAGTCAATTGAACATATATATTCCCAAGCAAAAGTAACTTTAACATCTGCAGAAGCAGAGAGAGTTTTAGGTAATATTGATGCTGAATTAAACCGTATTGGGGGACATGATCGAATGGATAGTAACTCAGGAGGAGGTGGTGATGTAGAACGTAAAAAAGTAAGTGATGGAGATTATCATCCCCTAATAGGAGCTAGTTTAGATGAAGGTGTTTGTTTAATGCCCCATCAAGGAGTTTTTGATACGGTTTTTGATAAAGATATTACCTACTATGATTCAACTATTATAGAAACTAAAGCACCAACCAAAATGCAAATTGGAGATCAGGTGTTAGATGTCGAGGTTGGAACGGGTAATGTAGTAGATAGAATAAACGATAATTTAGTTGGGAAAAAAGTAGATTTTAAAGATATCTCTTCATTTACATCAGATAAAACTAATGATAGACATAGTATAGGTTATGTTTATTTTAATGTAGATTTTTTAGTATCAACTTTTGAAAACCAAAGATTAAAACAATGGGAGGCTAAAGAAACAGAAAAACACACAACCTTAAATGACGATTTTGATATGTATTCTTATATCAAACAATTATGGGATGGAGTAAATACAGCTTGTGGGAATTACTATAACTTTATTATACACACAGAACATGAAAGACCACATGTAAACAGAATAATAGATTTAAGAGTTTCGGGTAAATATAATCCTGAAATGGACGCAGAAAATAGAATTTTTGAATTTAAACCACAAGGATTACAATCAATAACCAGACAATTTTATTATGATTCCGCCATAAGTTCTGATATGGCTTCCGCCATAGCTATAGCAGCTTCAAACCCAGCAGATATGCAAGAAATGGATGCATTATCTTTTAAGGCATTTAATAAAAATATAAAAAGTAGATGGAATAAATATGATCCTGAAGATGAAGAGAAAGAAGCTAAATTATTAAAAAAAGAATTAGAAGAAGACATACAAAGATATTCAGCTATTTTTCACCAAGTAAATTTTTATTTATTTAAAATGTATGAAGGT